GTACAGGAAGACCTAAAGAAATCCTCCTGAACCTTTCGCGATTACGAACAAAGCTATCTAAATTAGTCTTATGCGACATTCTTAATAATGGTGTAGTTATACGTAGAGGTGTCACTTGCAGTGCCAGACACAGTAAAGCCAACACCAGCAGTGATGGTTTTAATAGAAGGTACAGCGCCTACAGTACCACCTACGGTATTGAGAGAGATAATAATAGCATCTGTAATTGCTACAGAGGTGTTATTAACAGTTACAGCAGAAGTACCGTTGCATACAAACGTGCCTACAGAACCGTTGGTGCCGCGCTTAAGAGAAAGCGTAGATGCAACAAGGCTTTTGAGACGTTTGCGGAGTTGGATGCGAGAGAAAGAGGTAGACATTTATTTATCCTTTATTTTTAGGTGGAATAATTACAATACCATTATCGGCCTGTACATTCATTTCCACAATTTCTTTTTTAACAACACCAGCCCTATCTAAAATAGTAGTGGCTGCTTCTAAAATTCTACGAGACCCGTCTTTAGTTGGGTCTGTCAGTACCCCAGTAACTTCAGTAATAGCTTGGGGAACTGATAATACTAGGCGTGCTTGGCAACGGCGTGCTAATTCATCTTTAACTACTTCTAGGATTTTATCAATAGAATAGTTATCAGAATAGCCAGCGGCAGTCTTAGCAAGGCTGGCTGCTAGGTTTGTATTTGCACCCTTAAACGCTTCATCAATATAGGTATTAATGAAAATGTCTTGTTGCCGTGTATATTTGCCTATTTCATCAGTCATAATATATTATACCATATTATTTAATATTTGTCAAGCATTTTCTGCATTTAAATAATAATTTTCATTATCATGTGGCAGCGTAGCTTCAATTTCAAGATGATTTAACAGTTCCTCGTCTAAAAAAGAGCCGTTGTTAAATGCTGCCCACCAGGTATTAAACTCAGCCCCTGTGTAAGTAAGGGTCTTTTCTTGGCCTGATATTCTTTTGCCATCTTCATCAAATACGCCGTACATAACTTCGGCTTGGCCTTTGCCGTTGTACCAGTTAAGGCGTGCCTGAATAACTTTGTAGTTTTTTACTTCAGATAGAACCAAAGGTTCGTTAATTGTAATAGGCATAGCTATTTCCTTTAATGTTTAATTACTGTTGCACGCCATGTTGCTGACGCTGGGTCAACCGCACCGCCTGACATGTTATGAATACGAACTGTTACAGTGTCTGCTGCCGATACCCACATGGAAAAACCAATACCCGCTTCTAGCGCGGCAGGCGCACCTGGAATAACCACACTTCCAGTTGTAGCCCCAGTAACAGTCATGGTTAAGTCAGCGTAGGAATTGTGCGCGATAGATGGGAAGTCTAGCGTAGCTGTTGCGGTGTAAACCTTACTTATTGCAGCCGAGCCAGCGCCGATTGTCGTTGCTCCTGCGTTATCCACGTTGAATACCGTAGTGCCACCAACAGCCCATTTTGCTATGTTTTTAGCCCCTGAACCAGTGGCTGTTTCAGTGACGTTGATGTTGGAAATAGTATAGCCAGCCGTGCCGGATTGATTGATTGACGGCGTAGAGCTGATAAGATTTGTCACGCCAGAGGTTGCTGTTGAAACAGTCCCATTGCCAAGGCGAATCAGTATATTGTTTGCTGTGGCCGAAGCGTTTATGTCGTAGTCGATAACTGTTGCAGCGGTGCTTGCATTATAAATTGTTTTAGCACTGGATGAACCCACAGAGGCAAGGTAAAGCGAGCCAGTTGCACCCATAGCACTTGTGCCGATTTGCAAGATACCAGCAGAATTGCGCGATAGGTTTACGTCAGGAGTTGCTCCGATAGCGGCGTTGTTAGAGGCAGTGAAACCGTAATAGCTATTTGCGCCACCAAGGAATACGCCGCCGTTACCAATGACAACCATGCCAGTTGCAGATTGCACGGCCTCGCCGTTGGCAACAATCCTGCCCGCGGAAAATGTGGCAAATGAGCCAGCATCGTTGGCAAGGATACACTGCATTGTTGTGCTGCTGCGCTTTAATGCTACATGCGATGATGTATTGCCACCAAGTCGAATAATTGGCGTTGCATTTGATGAACCAAACATTGCATCGCCAGAAGTGTGGAACTGATAAAGAGGCGTTGTTATGCCGCCTATGCCAACACGTTGGTTAGATGTATCAATGTTTACTATGCTACTGCCAGCAGCGTTCTGGAAGTTATAACCAGAAGTCGTATTGGCCGACGGTCTCCATGCCATACCAGATGTGCTTGCAACCGTATTAAGAACATACTTTGTGGCATCCCAGCCAAGTAATAGCTGGGAATAGGTAGTAGATATGGATTCAAGCTTTGCAAATGTGGGATAGGTTAATGGCGTGTCCGTAATAGCAAATTGGCCTGTGGTATTCCAAGTAACGTATCCACCAGCTAAATAACCACTTCCGCCGTTATAAGCCCTGATATTATCGCCGCCTAATGTAGCAGAACCATCAGCATATGCCCTAAATGCAACGCGATTTTCATCACCATATCCTGCAATAATTTCGCCAATAGACAAGGTATCATCGTAGCCTGTACCGGTGTCGTAAACGTTGAATAGCGGCCATGTGTTGTTAAACGAATCGCCCTGAATCTGGATACCAGAATTAAACGTCATGCAGACAGGCTGGCCACCCTGTGCAGCAACACTAAAGGACGTGCCGTCAAAACTCATGCCAGTGCTGTTGACGGATGGGTCAGCACCAAAGAACGGCTGGCCTAGCCCATAGCTATAGCCAACAAAGAAAGGATTACCGTAGTACGCAAGACCAACTCCGGTCAGAGCATCGTCGTACATGTGCGCTGTCGGTGAGCCGTAACCAATATAGAAGTTTGGGGCAAGCATACTATTGAAGGCAGTGAAATCGCCGCCATCAAATATACTTACGTTGGTAATATCATAGCCGTTGAGGTCAACTGAACCAGTTGCGCCGGAGTAGGGGACGTAGCCAGTATCTAGGTAGTTTATAAGATCGGTTTGGTCGGTTATTGTGCCTGTGATGCTGCCCCATACAGCGCCAGTAGAAGATATAGTAATAGAGCTACCATCATCCGTAAAGGAGATATTAGAGCCTGCTACAAGGCTTTTAAGCGTAGCTGCACGAGGTTTAGCTGCTTTAATAAGGCTAGTACCAGTTGCTACAGAATCAAGTACAAACTTAGATCCGCCACCAATTACAAACCTATCTTGGGCATCTTTGCCAGATTTACCTTCTGGACCTTGTAGATCCATAAAAGTAAAGCCAGGCTCGTCTTCACGACGAATACCCAGCTTAGTGCCTTCCCATGTATATACTAGACCAACACCATCGGTGCCGTCTTTACCTGCAGCTCCTGCATCCCCCTTGGGACCAACAGGACCAGTATCGCCTTTGTCACCTTTAGGACCAGTGTCACCATCTCTACCAGCAGCACCACGAGGACCTTGGGCACCTTTGAGTACCACACGCTCTTTGTAGTTTTCTAAGAAGTCTGCAGGAGATTCTTCTGCTTTAGGAGGTGCCACATGCACCAATGCTTCTTGCAGTTTCTTAAACTGTTCTAGCTGTTCTTTGGTAGATTTCTTAACTTCTTTTTTTACAGTAAGTTTTATTTCTGGTACAGGTGCAGGTGTAACAATTTCTTGTTTTACTACCTTGCCTTCTTGCCAGCACTTGTGTGTACCAGGCTCAACACCCTGACATGCAGACATGCAGGTATATTCCTTGCCACCATGGACACAGGTATCACCAGGTTTGTAAAAGGTTTTTTTATTGTACATTAGCGAGGTACAGTTACCAAGGTAAATACAGTATCAGTGGTTGTCTGTGCGGTAGAAGTAACAATCTTTAAGAACTTAACACCCGCAAAGTAGGCAGCTTCAGCATCAGACAGCGCTACGTATTTGCTTGCAGCTACGGTAAAGGTAAGCGCAGCACCAGCAGCAGAAGTGATAATTTGGTTGTAGGTACCGCCAGAGCTGGTAGCAGTTTGGAAAGTAATCTGTGTACCGTCAAATGTTGAAGGGATATGGATACCAACTAAACGTTTAGCACCAAGATCAGCTTCGCTCGAAACGGTGGTCGAGGTTGCAATAACTACCGAGAGGTTCTGTGCTACTGGGTAGTTTGAGTATTTTTTATCGGTCATAATTTACCTTGAGGTTTATATGGAGGAGGTGATTTTTTAATCTTAGGAAGACGTTTAGCAGGACGTCCTAAAGGCTTCATTACAGGTTTAATTGATTCAGCCTCCTTAGGTAATACTTTAGTATTCTCTACAGGAGCTACCTTAGAAGGTTTTACTTTAGGAGCTTTTGATTTAGTTTTCTTAGTCATCTTCATCTATTTCATTTTTAATTTCATAATCAAGTAATTTTGAAGCTACGCATTTAAATTCAAAACTAGCTTCAGTTTCTAAAACAATTACTGAACCGTCCTTAAGCTTAACGATACAGACCATTTCATCTAGATCATCAGAATCTAGAAATACAGATACAGCATGTTTAAGTTGTACGGGTAATTTATGTATATTGGACATATTATAACACAAAATAAATTATTTGTCAAGTATTATTTTAAGTACCTCCCAAAATAATTCTAGTACGGACCCGTAGGGGACGTTGTCTAGAGGGATAGGTACGGGATATGGTTTAAACGCATTTAAAGGGCCTTTTTAGAAGAGGAAGGGTATAAAGATAACTACAGGTAGCTTAAACTACTCAAATCTTCTAAAAACAGTGTTTAAATTAAAAATACAGATTGTATCTGCCTACTAAAGTTATACTAAAGTATTATTTACTTTAAGAATATATTTTAGTATTATTTTATTTAGTAATTATACTTTAGTATTTTTTATTATAGTATTTATACTTTAGTATCTTTTACTTTAATAATATACTTAAGTATTATTTCTATTATAATTATACTATAGATATATACTTAAGTAATAGGGTAGCATACTTTTTAAGTTTTGTCAAGCATTATTTTTATACCTCCCAAAATTATGGGTTAATTGGAGTAGATCTGCTGTTTTTTATTAACAAATATTACTGTTTTAGGTAGTGAGTTGATGAGTAAAATTAACTATTTATTAAAATTTACCATAGGGTTAGTTAATATTTGGTAGTAGGTTGATAGACCATTTTAGATAGTTTTGCAAGCTAAGGCATACCCTAACCCATACCCTCCCCTATGCCCTCGCATACCCCTAGGCTAACCCTCACTTTCCCCATATTTATACTTTTCTATAGTCCGTACTAAGTTAGTCAACTAACTAACAAACTACTCAAATTATAACATAGTAAGTAATTATCTAGTAATATCAAACACATGACTTATATATACCCGTAGTTGTACTATAGGCTACTTTTTTCTAATACGATTTCTCTTGACTGTGATAAAAATGTCACACCATTAACAGAAGATTAACACAACATTAAATTTTTGTAATGTTCAGTAACATTGTTGTAATATTTTGTAACAATTCGTGATTGATACTGTGGATAAACCTGTGGATAACTTCAATAAACTACTGTTTTATATACGCAATATGGTTATTTTCTAGTGAGTAAGGTGATAGTTATGGTTAAGCTATTGATATTAAAGGATTATATGCCCTAGTAACAACCTCAACTATACACTAACCCATTGATAATTAACAATACACCAAAATAACTCAATAAAATGCGCTTGGTTGATAAAATACCTCTTGCATACCTGTTTTGTGTGTGTTATGTTGTAGTCATTAAGGCAAAACACTAACCACTAACTAAGGATACACACATGTCACATTATATATCAGATGCAGAGCTTTCTAGGGTTATCCGCCAACGCATAAAGCAAGCTACGGAGGAGCTAGGTGGAAATAAAACACTTGCGCGTAAAGAGGCTATTAATTACATTGAGGAGCTGTTAGCAGAATTAATCACTGAGGAAAGGAATAAACCATGCTTGAACAAATGATTTTACTTTCGTTTCTAATTACGTTACTAGCTGGTTGGCTAGTATATGAAGTTTACTCACTCTAACTATAAAGGATACAATATTATGACTACTTATACAATCGGCTTTGAACGTGAATACGGCGATTTTCAAGTGCTTGTAACACTCAATAACAATGACGAGCTAATGACGCCTGTACAGTTTAGCACTTTACGCTTGCGCACTATCACGCAGCTTAAAAATGCGTTAGGCGATGATTACGAAATTGTGTGCTTAGAGCGACAAGATGCACCGGACTATATTGATTTTGAAGAAACAGCAGAATAGGGAGCATAAGACAATGACAATCGGAAAACATGCAACAAACGTATATTACAGTGAAGAAGGTGTTAAGGTTATCTATCATTCAACCGCAGTTGTTGAGGTATTCAATGACAGGGTAAAGCTTAACACCGGAGGCTGGTTTTCAAACACCACTAAAAAGCGTATGAATCAAGCTAGCGATGCCTTTAACCTTGGTTATTCTGTATTCCAGAAAAAGGGCGTATGGTATGCTAACTACAATGGCCAGAATCATCAATTTGAAGGCAATAGCCTGTTATTATTCAGAAAGGCGGCATAATATGGAATTAGAGCTAAAAACACCCGCAGAAATACACTCAGATTGCTGCGTTGGCTTGTGCTGGAATGACGGTGTAACGCTTAATGGTGACGAGTCAGAATTTTATATAGGATAGAAAGGGATTTTATGCCACCAACAAAACAGGAATTAGAAACAGCTTTAAACATTCTACGCATTGCGCGTAAAGAATCTTCACAAGCGTTTTTAAGGGCTTCCTATAGTAACCAAGTGCAATCAGTATTTAATTACTATGACGCTAAGGAGGTGCTAGAATTATGAAAAAGTTTTTTACTAAAAAGGGCTGGTTAACGCCTTACGCCCTAGCTTGTGGGTATTTGCACCAAACGCAACTACTTGATGGAGTGGTGTATCTGCGTAGCAATAACCCTGAGCTTAATACTTACGATGTGCAGAAATTCTTTGCAGATGGAAGCGTAGCTAGGGTATGGGAAACGGTAGAGGGCATAAAGGATGCTAGAAAGCTTTATAGTGACTTGTGCGCAGGGCAACCAATGCGCAGGGATAGAAAGAGTTTTGAGCCTGTAACAATGCCGCAAACAGTTTACGCATAAGAAGGGAATAAGACAATGCACCATAGCACATATAAAGAGGTTGAAATTTACCGCAACACTGAGCAGGGCTATAGCTTGCGCTGGTATAGTATAAGCCCGCGCCTTGCCGCGGATACATTACAGGGATTAAAGGAATTGATAAAGGAGGCTAGACAATGAAAGAGAAAACCTATTGCATACCTTACTTGTATGTTTACAGTGAGGAGGATAACTACGAAAATGGTTGTGTACATAAGTCCGGCAAGGATTCGCTACTATCCTATGGCTTTGAGCATAAGACTCAATCGGAGCTTGTAAAGGCTTTGTGCGGCTACTTAGAAGTTAAGCCGGAGGAGATAGACTTAAATGCTTGTGATGAGGCAGGAAGGGTAGATATTAGCAGGCTAGAAAACAATGCAGGCCATAAGGCAAGTGAAGCAGAGATAGAGCAGTGGAAGCAGGGCTTGTGCCGCTTATTTAACGTCACCTACACCGGATACTTACACCTTAAAACACCTGTAGAATTTGAAAGGGCTTAACGTGCTATTTTTGTATGAGATTACCTATTGCAATGCACTTGCAGAAATGCTAGTTGCTGCATGTACTGAGCAGGAAGCTATAGAGATTGCTACTAGCTGGCTAGTGAGCAGTAACAAGCAAGCCCTAGGTAACGATTATACTATTTATCTGCTATGTAAACTAGAAAAGGGAGTATTACACTATGACTACGGAAATTGATTTTGCAAATTGTATTCTTAAAGCCCTAGACTGCATAGACAGGGAAAACGATAAAACTGCTTTGCTACTACCTGCATGTAAGGCAGCAATGGAAGCGATAGAAACTGCAACAGATACTTTAGACAAAGAGTCACCAGAATATCTAACCTTGTGTGGTGTTTTGGTGCAATTAGAGGAAGCAATCAACAAAGCAGAAGGGAATTAATATGCCAAGCAATGAATTTAGAGAAATTACCACTCCTGCACATAGGGACGAAGAACTTAGAGGAGGCACTATACCCCTTGCGGAGCAGGTAGCATATAAAACGCACAGGGACAGAGCAAGTAGAACCAACGCTGGTGTTCTTGTAGCTAACTATCCTGTAAAATCTTATTTATCTAAGGAATATCATGAAAATAATGGATGGAAAACTGCTAATGTGGATATTGTCTATAGACTACAGGACGTGCCTGTACTCACTAGAAAATGCCAAATAAATATGCCGCCAGATAAAAGCGAAGCAACAATAGTGAGCTACGAATGGTTTTTGCGGATGTTATAAGTAGGGGAGGTGATTATAAGTCAATTCTTATAACAAGAGAGCAGTTTGAAGTATTAAAAGAGCTGTTTGAATCATGATAGAAAACGTAAATATAAAAAGGCTAATGCAGTGCTGCAATCTGGCATTGGGTATTGTCACACTTAAAGTAAAGGCTAAGCATGAAAGCACTATTACCGCTTGTAATATGGCTAGGGATAATTCCCTTGGCTGTTAAACAGCACTATGAAACTACAAACTATTACACATATGGAAAACCAATAGAGGAGAAAGTATGGATATACTACAAATGACAATCGGCCTAGAGTCTTCAGCCTTTGAGGGTGAGGGGGCTAGGGCTGGAATTAGAAAGGCTGTTTTTAGAGCTTGCAGAGCGTGTAAAAGACTTTAATGCTACTAACCTAGCAGGAGAGTCTAAAAAGCTCTACATTAGGGATATAAACGGCAATACGGTAGGTAATTTACTAGTACATATAGGGGATTAATTATGTGGAAGTTTTTGGCATGGTATGCAATCGCCTGGGCAGTGTCCATGGGATTGTTTGTTGGGGCTATTGTTTTGTTACGTAACTTTTATAATTATGTGGGGTAAGTATGAAAAATGTTATTTTTGCTATTGTGACTACTATGCTTGTGTTTAGTGGCCTGCTTAATTGGATGCTATGGACAGGTAAATTAGTGCTTGCTGGAGTGTGTATGTAATGTTTAGAGCAAGGTATATAAACTTATGTACAAAGAAAGTATATTGGCGTACTATATGGGCGGATTCGCTTAATGAGGCGGATCGACTAGCACGCAGATATTGTCGCAAAGGTTTTATGCTTGCATTTATTGAAAAGGAAGGTTATGTTTAAATACTGGTTGAGTATCGCGCACTTTGCATTGTCTAAAGTCATGGTAGATATGAATGACACTACCTTTATGACTAACAAAGACAAGTCAATGGTGACAGAAGTTTATTATTTATTAGGTGACGTTATTGCAGATATGGAGGGCAAATAAATGGCTAAAGTAATACCACTACACAATAAATACTATTATCAGTGTTTGCATGACGTTATGCAGGAAATGTGTGTGCCAGCAGCTATAGACTACGCTGGGCAGATTGTGCTGTTTTCTGAAGTATGCGTAGCGTTAGAAAACTATAAAGCAGCGGAGGGCGTATGCTTAGAGTAACAGATTATAGCGAAACGCAAATATATATAAGTAGTGAATATGTTGCCTTGTACATCCATAAAACAGAGCGGGATGCAATGGTGGAGTTCTTATGTCAGATTCTTTCTGGTACGGAAGAAGTATCTGTACATCCATTTAAGACTACATCAACTACCCGCTTTTTCTATAGTGGAAAAGAAGGTTTTATTGAATGTTATACACCATGTCATGAGGAGAGTAGGGAGCTTATACTAGAGCTTCTTAAAATACCAAATACAGTTCGTGATCTGGGGACGACTCGTGAGCTGGCGGCGGCGGCGCGCTATGTACCTATTCATGTGGGTGTTCCGGCGTATCGTGGGGTGGGAATGTCTGCTACTATTGTAGCTAGTGCAGTAGATACGTTTATTAGTAATGATGTACCGCCTAATATAGTGCAGGATCTGGCTATACCACAAGAGGCGTATAGACAGGCGCAAGAGCGTATTGTGGCTGGGTTGGAAAGAAATGTGCCATTTTAGATAGGATAGTGTATGAATGTATTAAATGGAGGTTTTCTGATGTATCTGATGTACGTGCAAGTTAATCCAGACTATAAGACTAGTAATTCTTTAGTAATAGAAGAACTACTGCTAACGTGTATAGGGATATTGGCGGGGTTGTATGGAGAAAGAGAGGGAGATACTGTACGGTTGGCAGCAGATCCTAGAGTAAAATTTATTTATACTACTGAAAACGTGCGTAGGATAATAATAGAATGTATTAAGTGGAGAATTTATGCTATACCGATTAGACGTACCCATGCGTGGTAACTATACACAATATATGTCTGTTAAAGATCATTTTACGCACAATTATATAGTCAGAGGGCTTACGAGTATTTTGGCAGGAAAAAACCATTCGGTTGAATATACTTTAAATCTTACACAGGATGCAGAAAAGATTAGATGGTTACTATTTGACGCAATTAAGAAGGAACTAAGATGACAGAAAGGCAACAAAAGGAATTGCTAGGGCTACTCAACATGGCAGCAATAGCACTAAAAGAAACACCACTAGGAATAGCTATTAACAACTATTTAAAAAAGATGGAGGCATTATGATTTTAGCGATTACAGATAATTACATTGTAAAGAACTTTGGTGTTGACACCTATCACATAGAAGATTATAATACTCTCGATCAGTGTGTGCTACAAGGGATTGATGGTAGTATTTTTAAATGCGAAGTTGATTCTATTGATGCTATTGCAAAAACACCAGAAGAAAAACTATCACGCATAGATACTCTGTGCATGTCTTATCTATAAGGAGCTGTATATGAAAATCGTTACACTACCAGAGGGCTTATACAATAATCTTGTAGAGGCTATTAAAAAGATTGAAAATACACCGCAGCGGCTATCAGAAGAGCTGCGTAAAGCGGCTGAGTATATTGCCAGCGCAAGCGGTGATCCGAATAATGCAAATGCTTTGTGGTTTTTTCAAAAAGCTGATGAAGTAGTATCTGATGTAAACGTAAAAGACAAACTGCTACATAAGCTAACTACTAAGACTGGGCTTATTCTCCTGCAAAAAAACGAAAGAAAGCTAATTAAACCAATACTTAATGATATTCAAATTGATTTTTCTCATATCAATAAGTATTCTAGCTTGACAAACGTAACTAATAGTAATAAGTTTAACGGATTCCCGTTACTACAAAGGAAAATTAGAGAGAAGATAAACAAGATACAAGAGGAACTAGCAAGTCTTTGCACTTTAGATCAAGATGTTTTTTTACAAAAAGGAGAGTAGTATGTACGCCCCAGAATTAGGAAAAGTCTATGCCTATAGCACTAATCCGTTAAGTTATCTACAGTTTATTCATCTTGAACATGAAAAAGATGGTGAATTTGAGCCACTTACATATTATGGCGTAGAGCTTGAAGTAGTGCCTAAACGCGCACCAATTACTACCTATAAGAAGATCCACTCTGCACTTGGTGCTGATTTTGCTATACTGAAAGCAGATTCTAGCCTACCAGAAAAAGGTGTAGAAATTGTTACCGCACCTGCAACACTTGATGCGCATAAAAAGCTATGGAAACCGTTTTTTGATAGTGCTGCATCTTCTTTAGTAGAAAGCTATGCAAGTAGCTCTTGTGGTATGCACGTACATATTAACAACGATTCTTTTGCAAATGCTAACCACCTGGGCAAAATGATTGCTTTTTATAACTGCCCAGTAAACAGACAGTTTATCACCCGCATTGCAGGTAGAGAGTCAGGTTATGCACGCTTTAATAGTGCGTACAATGCGTACTCAGCAAAACTGTTACTAAACCAAAAAAGCACTATGCCAAATGCGTATATGGGTGGCGGTGAGCGTAGGAGTGCAGTTAATGTTACGTCTAAAGGTACAGTAGAGATTCGTATCTTTAAGGGCAATGTAGCACGTATTGGATTCTTTAAAAACCTTGAATTTGTAGATTCTGTAAAAGAATACTCAAAATTAATTTGGTTTAGTCCCCTTAGTGAGCGTAGGGCAAGGGAGGTGTATGATCCTAAACGTGAAGAAACCCATTCTTATAGCTTGTTATTTAAGGATTATTTGGCATGGCTTGAACGCGATAAGACAGGTCGCTATACAAACCTTAAACTGTGGCTGTCTAAGAATGACTTAACCAAGCCTATCCAACTTAGATACACAGAGAAAACACCTGTGGATAAAATTATTACTGATGAAAATATCTTAGCTGTAGCGTAAAGGAATATAATATGTGCTTAATTGTTGTAAAAGATACTAAAAAAGGCGTTTTTACTGACGCTAATTTCAATGCCTCGTATAATCGTAACTCTGACGGTATGGGTATTATGTGGCTAGAAGATGGGCGTGTAAAGGTAGAGCGTGTATTAGGCACACTTGCTCAGCAACGCTTTGTGTGGAACAAACATAAACATAAGGATATGTGGGTACTACACCAACGCTATGCTACGCATGGATCAAAGGCTAAGATGCTAGAAAACTGCCACCCGTACAAGATTATGGATATGGATGATGGTGACGTTATGGACATCTACATGGCGCATAATGGTGTTATTAGTGATACAGAAACTACGGATGCCTCTATGAGTGATACGTGGAACTTTATCGAAAACCATATTAAGCCTATTGTTAAGCATAATCCTGAGCTGCTGTGGAATGATGCATTTCAGATGATGATTAATAAATACATTGGTAGCGGTTCTAAGCTAGTGGTGTTGTCTAATCGTAAAAAAGATCCTATGCTTATCTTTAATGAAGAGGCAGGTACTGTGGTAAATGGCTGTTGGTTGTCAAATACTTACAGCATTACCCCAACAGTAACTACGCATAAGCCTATTGCTGCTCCGTACAGACATACTAGCTCGTATCTTAGCAATTACGCTAAGCCAACTGAAAAGGCGTTTTGTATGCCTGACATTACTGCCTGGAAAGAGGATTGCAAGCAGGCTGTATTAGAAGGTACTCTTGATATTGAAGATGTTAAATCCGAATTTACAGAGGAAGAACTTAACTATTTAGAAGTAGAATTAGACGAACTTGAAGATCAATTTGATAGTGAGTTTGTAGATTCTATTAATGCTGTGTACGATCCAGAGAATGTGGATAAAGACCAGCTAAAAATACTCGTCGATAAAATCGCTAAAGAGTTTAACTATGTTGACTTAGAGCGACTTATTGACGTGTTACCGCAAGTTGCAGCGGATGTGATGGAGCATTTGCTCTCATCATATGTAAGCAACCAGCTATTTGACGAACAAGCTGCTTAATTATTAACAAACCTATAGGAGTTAAACATGACTGTTTCTTATAACTACGCTACCACCGAACAACCAGTAAAATACGCAACTGTAGTAAATCCAGAAGGTTACTATGACTTGATTATTAATAAATCAAAAAATGGTAAAGCTATCCGTATTTCTAACCGTATTGGATCTGACAGTGTAAACGTAGCTGTTGAAAATGTTGGTAAATTTATTGAGGCACTCACTACCGTACAGAATAAAGGTGTGAATACCTCCGTAAATGACCTACCATACAATCAATAGCGAGGTCTTGGGGAGGCATGTAGCTTCCCCATCCTTTCTCTCTTAAAAACACGGTTTAAATTAGAATGTGAGGCATTATGGAAGGGGTAGAGAGGTTGGCAGTAGCTATAATCAAGCAAGCTGTTGCAGATGCGTGTAAAGATACGGACAGAATAAAAAACACTATCAAGAAAAAGATTGCAGAAAAAGAAAAATACGAAGCTACTAAGTTTTTAACTACAAGGAATGATGATCTTAAGTATTGGTGCAATATAGCTAATTTAGATTTTGAGGTGTGTTATGCTGCGGTTAGTAAAGTCAAAACTGAAAAGTCTTTTTGGAAGAAAATCCTTAAAGAAATTGAGGCTTAGTAATGCCTCTAAGTATGGGGTGGAATTTTACTCTAACTATGTGTATTCTGAAGCTAGGATACATACAGCAAGTGGATATTGGACATATTCTGAGCTAAGATTGCCCATAAACAATGTTACTGATGAAGAGCTGGATAAATACATACAGGAAATTATATACAAGCTACTTGTTTTAAAATCTTGCTATACGCTACTTAAGTAATTACTATAGTATTTATTCTTAAGTATTATTACTATAATAAATATACTATAGATATATACTTAAGTATTACTTAAGTAATTTAGGGTAACACATAACTTTTATTTTGTCAAGTATGAAAATAGATATTTTAGCAAATTCTGTACAAGATGGTGAATCTAGGCGTTTTGATTGCCCGTTTTGCGGTGGAAATCAATCACTTAGTATTTCTAAGAATGGTAATAAGATCCTGTACAACTGTTTTAGGGCTATTTGTGCTAAAAACGGTAGTGTTGGGTATGTACCGTCTTTAGATGCCTTAAAATCACGTTTAAATGCACCAAGCAAAGCAGAGGAGAAGTTTTTTATACCTGACTACTGGGTACATGGTGTTTCTTCTGAAAAGACCATTAAAATGCTTTTAAAGACTAATTCGTATGAAGCATACAAAAACGGTAACTTTAGGGTTGCGTATGACCCTAGGGAGGATAGGCTTGTATATCTCGTACAGGATGTACAAGGTAGCATGGTAGGTGCTGTAGGTAGAACTTTATCCAATGCTGTACCTAAAACGTTAAACTACCCAGGATCTGCGCCTGTACCTTTTAATGCTTGTGGTAAATCCTGTACAAAGCTAGTTATTGTTGAGGATTGTGCATCAGCTTGTGCTATATCTGAAATACCAGGGGTACGAGGTATGGCGTTGCTTGGTACATACTTACGCAAAGATTATATACCCTTTATGGCAAGGCATCTTGATGTGTACATAGCATTAGATTACGATGCTAGAAAAAAAGCACTTGACATGAAGCAAAGATTGCTGTATTATTGCAAAAAAGTAAATGTTATTATTTTAGATAAAGATATAAAAGACATGACCTTGAACGAAAGAGAGAACCTATTTTATGCACCACGATGAACTATACACTGGCAAATTTCTAAGCATCCACAGAACTCAGGAAGGGTACGAATATGCTGAACGTAAAGGTAAAGATAGCGTTGCTTTTTTGCTTTATGATTCTAGTAATAATACCGTTGGTTATCGCAACGAATACAAGCCACCTGTAGCTACGTGGGTACTTGGTGCGTTTGGGGGGAGTATTGATAAGCAAAAATCCCCTGTTGATATTGTGATTGACGAAGTTGCTGAAGAGGCTATGTACAATGTGTCACCAAAAGATGTTAAGTATCTAGGAAAATACCTTGTATCCACACAAATGAATCAATGGTGTATGCTGTACGCAGTAGACGTAACAAATAATGAAGGTGACTATTATAGTGAGCAATCTTTTGATGTTTTAGAGAGCTTATCTGATACAAGCTGGCATAGGGCAGACAATATTCCTACTGAGTGCTGGAAAGCATACGTAATTTTAACTAAGATGTTTGAGAAAGGTTTGGTAAAGCGTTATGTATAATTTAATCATGCTTACAGATTCGTATAAACTTTCTCATTTCGATCAGTATCCTAGCAAAATGCGGGGTATGCAATCATACCTAGAGGCACGTGGTGGTGCGTATAAGGATATTGTGTTCTTTGGACTTGATTACATCATCAAAACGTACTTTACGCAGATCACTACAGGCATGATTGATGAGGCGGAAGCCTATGCAAATGCCCATGGCCTGCCCTTTAATCGGGAGGGGTGGGAGTATATTGCCACTTTGGATGGTTTACCTGTACGAGTAGTAGCAAAGCCTGAAGGTACTATCTGTAGTGTAAATGAGCCTTTGCTTACTATTGAAAGCACTGATGAGAAGGCTGTGTGGCTTGTAAACTACCTTGAAACTCTGCTAATGAAAGTGTGGTATCCTTGTACCGTAGCTAGTAAAGCACTGTCTGTACGCAAACTACTAACAAAACATTACGAAAAAACTGGGGCTAATACAGATGCTATTGCTTTCTCTTATCATAATTTTGGTGATCGTGGAGCTACTTCAGTAGAGGCGGCTGCAATCGGCGGTGCTGCACACTTACTTACATTTTCAGGTACAGATAATTTTAACGCTTTAAGACTTATTGACAATACTTATATTAACAGTGATTCTGGTATTGGCTTTTCTATTCCTGCAACAGAACATTCTACAGTTACTTCCTGGGGTAAAAAGAATGAATTTTCTATGTATGATAATTACTTAGAAAAGAATAAAGGTAAAAATATTATTGCGTGTGTTATGGATTCGTACAATATCTATGATGCAGTACATTATATTACTACTACACTAAAGCGTAAAATTGAATCTGTTGAATATCCTACTTTTGTAATTCGCCCTGATTCAGGCAATCCGCTTGACGTAATTCCTTCTATTATAGGTATTATGGAAAGTAATAATGTAGCTTATAAAGAAGTAGGAAGCTACAAACTATTTGATAAATATAGAATTATTTGGGGAGATGGAATTTCACCAGAAGCTATTGACAAGATACTTGATCTTGTGGTATCATTAGGCTACTCACCAGAAAACATTGCGTTTGGTAGTGGTGGGGACTTGATGCAGAAGTTAGATAGAGATACGTGCAAGTTTGCCATCAAATGCTGCGCTGTACGCACAGAGAGTGGAGAATGGGAGCCTGTATTTAAATCGCCTTTGCATGATGGCTTTAAAGTGTCAAAGGCAGGCTACCAGACAGTAAAAGAGGGTGTTGTATATTATGAAAACGGATGGATCAATACTCAACATATTTCATTTGTAGACATTCGCCTGCAACTACAAGGAGGTTTAAAATGATACCAGCTATAGCATTAGTAGATAAATATATTTCTAGTGATGGGTTTCGCATTGAACGTCTAGTCAAAGGTGTCCGATACCTTATTTCTAGTGTGCATTATGGAAGCTTGTTACGAGAAGGTGCAATTGCTCCAGCAGATTCCTGCGCTGTAGCTTGTATATTAGCTGGTGCGGGATTGCATGAGGAGGAAGTATGATAGAAGAACCTAGAATTACAGTACGGTATTTAACTAAGCAGAATGGTAAGCGTGTTTTGCAGACGTACGTTGGTGCAAAGATGTTACAGAACTCTACTGGACTATCCTGGACATCAGCAGAGGGTTGGGTAGATGTTCCTGAGTTTATTGAGAAGGTGGAGGAAGTATGAGTGCTATAGACAGATATGCAGTTGGAAAGGTTTTTCATGGCGAGAAGCAAAGACTAGCGGATAAAGTGTGCAGAGATATAATGAATCTCAATATTGCCGACAGTTTGTGGAAAGAGATTGTAGATGAATCTTCTCTTGAGGTTGTACGAGATGTTGACTTAATGGCATCAGCATCATCAGCAGCCCCAGATATTGTGATTCGTGATATACATAAAATTATTTGCGCTGTTGGATATTATTATCAGTCTCGCTACGGAATTACGTTTGTGAAAGTGGCACAAAAGGAGGAAGTATGAGTGAACTAGCAGATAGCATTAAGCGGTTGCGTGAAAATTGCTTGCCAGATTCTATCGGTATCCAAACCATCAACCAGCTTGTTGAGCTTGTGGCGGAGATGCGTACCGCACTGGAAACGGCAAGTCACGAAATAAAAATGACAAAGTATGAGCTAGAGGGGAACAACCCAAAGGGGCCGTATATTGAAAAAGCGTATATTACATACAGATTAGCCAAAGCCGCACCAATAGCAGCACTGAAGGAGTAGGGTATGACTGTAAAAGAATTAATTGAGATTTTGCAAAAACACCCGCAAGATTTGCAGGTTGCTCGCGGATTGTTCAGTGAGTATTGCATTGTTGTGGAAGCAGATATTAGCGTAGGGGTGGAGTGTGAGCAAAGGCCATATGGGTGGGTTCCCCTTAGACGTCCTGATAAACCGCTGCAAACTTATTTATTAATTAGAGGAAACTAGCCATGAACACACAAAAACAAAACGCAATTTTGGTAAGGGATGCGCTGGTACACGCTGAGAAACTTCTTGAGAAGCAAATTATAAACCTTGGCATTACTGAAGTGATACCAGCACACTCTGAAATATCACGCGCAATCCCCGCAGCGCAAGCACTGGTGGATGGGGTGGGTGATGGGTGGCAGCCGATTGAGACTGCGCCGAAAACGGGAAAGACCATAATACTTTACGGAAAAACTCGTCATGCTGACTTTGACCATGTTGGTGTTGGCCACTGGTACAAAACCTATAACAGATGGGCTTACGATGGGTATCTTGGTGATGAGCCAAAACAACCAACCCATTGGATGCTACTTCCGAAGCCACCAGCTATGAAAGGGAATAATTTATGACATACAGTTTTTCAAAACAAACACTAGAAGCAATAGATACAATTAAGCGCATGGACTTGAAGATTGCTGTTCCGCAAAAATTTACTCATGTATCACTTAATGATAGCGGAATCACAACTGACGTTTCACAAAAAACTATTCACGTCCCAAGTATTTTTACTTCTTACGAGTTAGCCATCATGTCATTGCGGGCAGAGATAGCGGATACAAAAAGAGCAATCGCATTATTGCTAGATATAAAAAGAACGAAGGGATATATTATGAAAGATTGGGAAAATTGGCATATTACAGGTACACATCATCTAGAAAGATATGTACCTGGCACAGATGTTACTTTGCTGTTTTCTGATGGATCTAAAACAAGGCAGTTTAAGGACTGGCGCGGTATTATTACAAGCATTGTGTCGGATATGGGGACATATAAGAACGCAAGTATTGAATACGCCGGTACTATTTTGTTATTTGAGGCATGGAAAGATGCAAATTCGCAAATAATAATAGAAACACTAGATGAAGCAATGAACAACCCTTTATATAAATACTGGTGGGGAAAGTAATATGCCGTGGATACAAAAAACTGACCTAACACCTGCACACTATAGAGTACCAAGCTGGTTATACATACCTAGCAGTACGCAGGTAGATGCTGCTAAACAGCTAAGAAAAGAGGCTACTCAGCACAGAGAATACGCCCTAGAGCAACAAAAAGCTGCTGCTAAAGAAAAGAACTTTGAAATTGCAAAGCATTTTAGTTTAGTTGCAGCAGAAGTGCTAAAAGAATATAGAGGATACGATTTAGCTATTCGCTGGATAGAGGGAGATACGACGATGCAAGAGCATGTAAGCGAACCTATTGCAGTATATGTAGATCGCGCTTTTAGCAACATAGATTTAGTGGAGTAATTATGGTAGATATTGCAAAATGCGCTAACGAAAGCTGTAAGCTAAAAGATACCTGCTGGAGGTATACAGCACCGCCAGGATACTGGCAAAGCTATGGAGGATTTTCTCCAGACAAAGATGGTAACTGTGATGCGTACTGGAATGTAAAGGATAGAAAATGAAAAAATATGGAATGTTTTTAGGCAGATTTCAGCCTTTTCACGTAGGGCATGAAGCTGTGGTACATGAAATTATTGCTGACGGTAGAGAGCCTGTATTGGTTATTGGATCATCAAACGTAATCAATGAAAAGAATCCATACACACCTCAGCAGCGTAAGGATATGATTCATTGTGTTTTTCCAGAAATATCCGTAATGACTGTGCCTGACTGTCCTGATGATGAAAAGTGGGTACAAGAACTAAAATTTATTGAAAACTACCTTGACAGTAACGATATTACATGGTACACTACCTACAAGATTTCCGATAGATCTTTGTACACATATAAAAACACTATCTACACTTACTATCAGCACTTTCTGACAGCGGAAGGACTTTCTGTGACAGAGGCTACCTATCCGTCAAAGCTAGGCATAAAGATTTCTGCTACTGATATAAGAAAAGATATTGACGAACATAGACACTACTTAGACAGCCGCGTATATAAATATTTAAAGGATACATATAATGTCAAAAGAGCTACTTAAAGCATTATTAGATTATGAGTTCTATGACAAACATAAACACCAGCTACCAGAAAATAGCTTTAAAGATGCTAACGCAAAATGTATCTACCAGACTATTGTAGCGCACCATGACAAGCACGCACAAAGCCTGTCTGTACCTGAGCTTAAGGCACTGCACTACGCCCACAATCCGGCTATTACCCACGCAACAAAGACTAACCTTGCAATCTTATTTGACGAGATTGAAAAGATAGATATTTCTGCTGCTGTAGGTGAAGATCTTGTACTTGCTCACTATAAACTAAACCAGTTTACAGAGCTTGCACAGATGGCTATGGATGGCGGGGACATGAAAGAAGTGTCTATCGAAAAAATGCAACAGGTGCTTGACAATATCCGTACAGCAGCTATGCCAAATTCAATGCTACAGGAGGAGTATGTCACTGATAATATTGATGAGCTTTTTGATGAGCTTAGTAGAGAGTACAAATGGAGGTTTTTGCCTCCCCTTGCTGAAGCAGTCGGTGGCATCGGTGAAGGCGTATTTGCTTTGGTTAGCGCAAGGCCAAACTGCGGTAAGACAGGCACACTAGCCGCTCTTGTATGTCAGCCAGGAGGGTTCTTAGCACAAGGTGCTGTAGTCCACTTTCTAGGTGTGGAGGAAAAGTCCGTACGAACAAAGATGCGTGCTATTTCTTCCTATACAGGCATGACTAAAGAAGAAATTATGGAGAATCGTGGCTTTGCTGCTAAGAAATGGGCAGAAGTAAAGGATCGGTTTTTCCTTAAGGATGTGGTGGGGATGGACTTGACAGAGCTTGAAGAGTACGTCAAGACACATAAAATGGACATCCTTATCATCGACCAGTTAGATAAGATTAAAGTAAGTGGCACATTCTCAGGAAACCACGATAAGTACGGATTCTTGTATGTATCCATTCGTGAGATGGCTAAGAAATACAATATTGCTATTATTGGTGTGTGCCAGGCATCAAATGACGCAGAAGGCAAGCTGTACTTTGGTATGGATGCCCTAGCCGATTCTAAAACCTCTAAGGCAGCAGAACTTGACCTATGTATCTGTATTGGCAAAGAAAGTTTTGGTACTAATAGTGGCGAACGTGATGTTGGATTCCGTATGGCTAACATAGCGAAAAACAAACTTACGGGTACGGAAGAATCTATTGGTTTTGTACTTGACAGAAACTTAAGTAGGATTACACCATGACATATCTTGCCATAGCTTGCATATTTAATACTCTTTCTATTATTATACTTACACTAGGAATAAACAAATGACAGAATTAAACTTACGTTGCCACTACCAAATGGTTCGCCATAAAAGCATGTATGGTGAAGAATACACTGTACATGAGGCTTTCTCTTTCCAAAGTGGTGGATTGTACATGGTATCGCCTATTCCTGTGTATATTGCAGGGGAAACAGTAGAAGAGGTGCTAGAGCTTGCTTCTATGCTTGAAAAGGCAGAGATTGAGAAATACGGTATTGTAGATATTGATGATATTTCAGACAAAATTGATAAGTATATTGACTATACCACTGTACACATTACGGTAGAGCCAGACTATTCTACTGAAAATTTAGACGATAGTGACTTGCCAGAAGAAGATTATTATACAGAAGAAGATAAGGTTCTTGACCTTGTAGAGTATATGAAAAGGAATACGTAATGCTATACTTTATTTCAGACACACATTTTTCACATAGCAAGATCTTGACGTTTAAACGCAATGACGGTACGGCTCTACGTGAGTTTGCCTCAGCAGAAGAGATGGATGAAGTTATGGTGAATAATTGGAACTCTGTAGTAAAGCCATCAGATAAGGTGTATCATTTGGGTGATGTTGCGATACATGCAAAAGCTTTGCCTATATTATCACGCCTTAACGGACACAAACGTCTTGTTAGAGGCAATCATGACATATATGATACAAGCGAGTACCTTAAATACTTTGAAGAAATCCACGGTGTTAGGGTATTTAGGGAGGAGGGAGCCAAGTTTGTATGTTCACATGTACCGCTACACCCAGATAGTGTAGATAGGTGGGAATTTAATGTACACGGACATCTACATGCTAACTTAGTTATGAAAAGTTTACACCACCCAGACCCAAGGTATATTAATGTGAGTGTAGAGCAAATTAATTATACACCTGTAAGCATGGATCAAATTAGAGATATTATAAAGGCTAGAGTATGACTGATGCAGATATAAAAAAACAGCTATACAAACGGCTTAATACCGCACTTGAAGCGTGGTACAAAATTATCAGTACAGACCATCACAAGACTAGGGATTGTAATTTTTATATCACTACCGTCTTTTGCTGCTTTGAAGAGCCTAAGTTTTTCTGGGAGCATAATGGCTACTTGCTTGGTGATTGTATGGGTGAGAGAAAGGATACCTATATAGAGGCATTACATGATCTAGTAATGTGGCTAGAAAAGGCTGTTGTAGACGAGGCTGAACATAGAATTAGACGGGCACAAGAGGACGAAGAATATGAACGGGAAACCTACACGAAATAGCAAAAAGGCATCTGAAATACCTTACCCATGCCTGTGGGATACTACTGTATATACTTCCTTATCTATAGTTAGTTGGTTTACTACACGTAGACTAGAAAGAAAAAAGGAGTTTCAAAAGGGTTGGTTTAATTATGATACCAATAGTTTTGAAGTGCCAAAAAAAGACTGGGATATACTTAACAAGAATCCAAAATTTGCCACAGACTTAGCAATCATCAAGAACATAGGGTATAGTATTATATGAAAGTGGTATTAGACATTGAGACTACCTTTACGAAGGATGGTAAAAAGACAGACCCTTCACCCTACCATCATGCTAATAAGCTTGTATCGTTTGGTATGCAGGTGTTTGATACGTATGATTTTAAAGAATATTCCGACTATTATTTTGTGGGACATAAGGAGCGTAAAGATGATACCGCTTCTTTTGAGCTACAAACACACTTAGGTAAGGCAACTCTAGTTATCGGGCATAACCTTAAGTTTGATATGTCTTGGCTACTAGAGTGTGGGTACAGATATGCAGGTGAATATTGGGATACGATGATATTTGAGTATATCATTGCTAAAGGGCTTAAACCTGCACTATCTCTTGCTGCTTGTTGTGAGAAGTACGGACTGTCTAAGAAACTAGACAATTTCTCCACACACATGAAGGCTGGGTTAAATACAGATGAAATGCCTATAGATGAGTTAGAAGAATACGGTAGGGCTGACGTACAAGCTACTTACGAGCTGTATAAACGCCAGATGCAGAGGATTGAGCAGGATCCTGAGCTTCAATCTATGCTACCTGCTATCAAGCTATCTATGCAAGTTTTGCCAATTCTTATAGATATGGAACGCTCTGGTATCAAGATTGATACAGAAACCTTATCGTCTGTAGAACAAGAGTACAGGGAAGAGTCTGCACGTCTAGAGAAGTTACTTACTGACATGGCGGCAGAAGTTATGGGGGACAGGCCAATTAACCTCAATTCCCCAGAACATTTATCTTGGGTTATTTATAGCCGTAAGGTAAACGATAAGAAAGCCTGGGCTGAATTATTTAATATTGGTACAGAAGAACGAGGTTCCGTAACAAAATCTAAATATGTGCGTAGGTACAAGCCTACGACATTTAAGAGAATTGTTTTGGATAATATGACAACGTTGCGACGACTAGACGCAGAACAGTGTTCTGTATGTGAAGGTCGTGGCTGGATACAGAAAGTGAAAAAAGATGGTACAAATCATAAGCGCACTAATGCTTGTAGTTCTTGCTCTGGGTCTGGGTTTTCTTATTTGGAGAGATCGGACATAGCTGGGTTTAAAGTACAACCCTTATCATCAGAATATGCAACAGTCAATGGCTTTGCTGCTGATAAAACTACTATTCAAGACCTAATTGCTGCTGGTAAACTTAGCCCAAAAGCTAAAGAATTTTTAGAGTGCTTAAGTCGCTACAACGCAATACAAACCTATTTAAGTACATTTGTAGAAGGGATACAAAAGAATGTTAGGTATGACGGTCTGCTTCATACTACTTTTAATCAGTGCGTAACTGCTACAGGAAGATTATCATCATCAAACCCAAACTTCCAAAACCTGCCACGTGGAAAGACATTTCCTGTGCGTAAGACTATTACAAGTAGGTTTAAGAATGGCTATGTATTAGAGGCAGACTTTGCACAGCTAGAGTTTCGTGGTGCAGCTATGTTATCTGGATGTAAAGTAGCATTGAATGATATTGTAAACAATGTTGATATTCATAGCTTTACTGCTGCCGTATTGACAGAGGCTGGACAGGATACAGATAGGCAGGGAGCTAAACAACATTCGTTTAAGCCCTTATACGGCGGATTATCTGGTACTGATGCAGAGGTGACATACTACAAGGCGTTTTTAGATAAGTACACAGGCATTAAAGCCTGGCACGAACGGTTAGTAAATAGTGCTATTGCTTTTAAGCAGATACAAACCCCATCTGGGCGTATATTTGCTTTCCCAAATGCCCGTAGGATTTCTTCTGATAGAGTGACTGGAAAGACACAGATAGTAAATTATCCTGTACAGTCTTTTGCTACAGCGGATATTGTGTGGCTTGTTATACGAGAAATTTATTTGGAGATGAAGCTTAAGGCTTTGAAATCTAAGCTTGTATTACAGGTACATGATTCTATTGCCGCTGATGTTTATCCTGATGAAGTAGATATTGTTAAGCAAATATTTGTTGATTCGTTTAATAAGACACCAGAATTACTAAAGACCTACTTTAATTTTCATACTGACGTTCCTATTGGGTACGAGATTAAGCTAGGTAAAAATCTTATGGAAATGGAGGCTGTCTAATGGATTGGCAAATTAAGCTCTACGACTTTGGGCACTACAGACTAAATCGAAAGGTAGCACATGAAGATAAAGACCAGCCACTAACTAATAGTGTGTTCTTTCGGAGAAGTGAAATACCTGAGATAATAGAATTACTTAAGAAAACTTATGAACGGAGACACTATGAATAAGCCCATGCTTGCAACACCCTGCCCAGTATCCTTACGAGGGCTGGACTATCCCGTTGCAGTAGAACATAAATTTGATGGTGTACGTTGTATTGCCATTAAAGATGATCTTGGAGAAGTTCGACTATTTTCACGAAATATGAAAGAGTTTGAGAACTTTGAAGAGGTTGTGCAGTTCTGTAAAGAACACATGGAACCTGGTACTGTTTGGGATGGTGAAATAACTTCTGAGGATTTTCAAAAGCTTATGACACGTACCCATGCTTCTACTGGGCTAAATGATGATGTAGCTATTATGTACAATGTGTTTGACGTTATCCCCTTGCCAGATTTCTACGCAGGTAAATGTAGTACGCCGTACCACGAGCGCAGGCAATCGCCATTTATTACAAATGGTTACGGAATAGCACATACACAAGAAGAGTTACTTGAGTTCTACGATTCTGCAATTAAGGCGGGGTTTGAGGGCGTTATGGTAAAGAACCTATACTCACACTACGTATCTGGACGTACACGGCAATGGTTAAAGCTAAAGCCTGTGGATAATGCAGACTTATGCGTGGTAGGGGTAGAGGAAGGTAAAGGAAAACACAAAGGCGTTCTTGGGGCGTTACTATGTGAGTACGGCGACGTGTTTGCTAGAGTTGGTACAGGCTTTACCGATGCTCAAAGAAAGCGTATGTGGGAAGAAAAAGACAGGATTATTGGAAAAATAGCTGAGATTGAATATCAAAGTATTACTAAACCTAATAAAAAAGGTATAAAATCTCTTAGATTTCCGGTGTTTAAGTGTATTCGCCTTGATAAAGATGATAATGCTTGACACGTACTACTTACTATGCTATACTACGTATCCCAGTTTGGGTAATTTAACTTAAAGGAACATAAAATGACTAAACCAGAAAAGCAGAACGAAGCAGATCTTCTCATTGAAGAAATGTCAAAAGGCAGTGCTTCAACTGCGCCACAAATTCCGTACCTTGTTATCAATATTGATAGCGAAGATGCAGAAGGCAACACAGTACCAGCACGCACTTTTAATATTAAAGGCACTGCTGAATACAGTAAAGAAGTAACTATTCGTCCTGTACGCTTTGTACAGAAGCTAATTGCCATGAAACAAGATGGCAAAACTTGGAAAACCACCAATGAGACCGTGTTCTATTCTTTCCCAGAACAGCCTTTAGATGCCCGTGGTGGTATTTCTTGTGGTCGTTTGATGGGTAAGGCTATTCCAGATTCTTGGTCTGAGGAACAGCGTCGTGCAAATAAAGCAAAAGCAAACTTCTATGGCTTTTTGTTTGGTCTTGTAGAATTTCCAGGAAAAGCCCCAGAACTAGTAAACTTCCGCGTACCAGCAGGTAAAGCAAAGCAGTTGGCAGATGCTATGCAAGCTTTGGCAGCTCATGGTAAGCCACAGTGGTACAAACTTAAGCTGACACTTAAGAAAGATGATAAAAACAAGTCATCGCCACATCCTGTACTAGACATTTCACTAGATATTAGCCAAAAACTTCCTACAGAAGGTTTGACACCTCATCTGTTGGCTACAAACGAGTATGTAAAGTCTCATAATGACCGTATCTTGACACAGCATAAAAACGCTGTTACAGCACGTCGGTCTTTGGTAGACGATACAGCACTTGTACAAGCTATCGAAGTTGACGGCAGCGACGAGATCCCTTTTTAGGGTGAGTAAGGGGTGCGGGTCTCAGCGTATCTGGGAAGTGTGTGGATTGAGGGTCGTAATTAGGCCACACGAACTAAAGGTGACAGACCTAGCCTAGTGGGTAAAATCCCATCCCCCTTACTGTTTTATTATTAATATCAAGGAGAAATTATGTCTGAATTAAAATTACAAGCACTAGCTATTGCAGATTCTTGGTTGTCTAAGCGCACACAGGAACTATTTAATACCCCATATTCTATTCGTAACGTACAAGAACTTGCTGGTTTTATTTTGAAATGGGCAGAAGAAGATGAGGATATTATGACGCAGATTGCAGCTACAATTCCTCAACCAGAAGCTACTAAAGATAAAAAACGTAAGGCAAAATAATGCACATCATAGAACAGCAAATTTTTGAATACATGGAACAGGTTGGTGCTGGCAACGCCGAGCTTCCTGAAGATCTTTTGGAAGAGTTTGCACAACGCTGCAAAGCTGCTCTGAAAGATAGAATATCTGAAATCAAAGAGCGTGAGTTTAAGCTTCGTATGTCAAACATAGGAAAGCCACTCCGTTCACTAATGTTAGATAAGGAGTACGGATACGCCCCACCAACACCTGACTTTATTCTTAAAATGCTGTACGGATCTTTGTATGAAGCTTTGACGCTAGTATTGCTAAAAGCATCTTCAGTTAATATTACAGACCAAGATAAGCCAGTAAAACTACGTATTTCTAATACGGAAATTGAAGGTACGCTTGACGTAATTATTGACGACAAGGTATACGACATTAAGACAGCTTCCCCGTACTCATACGAACGTAAATTTGCTTCCTATGATACGCTGGCTGCTGATGATTCATTCGGCTACACTGGACAGGGATTTGGCTATGCGAAAGCGGATAACCGTAATTTTGGAGGGTGGTTTGTTATTAATAAAGCCACAGGTGAGTTTAAGGTTATTGAAGTCCCTGCCAGTGAGCACGATACCCTTATGCAAAAGAGTCTTGATGAAGTCACTAAAAAAGTAAAACATATTGAGCAAAATCTCCCTATGCCACCTTGTACAGGTGAAGTAGATGAGACTTACTACAAAAAACCTACAGGTAACAAAGTATTAGGTAGCAGTTGTAGGTTTTGCCCACATAAGTTTAAATGCCATCCAGGAGTGCAATACAAGCCTTCTGTGACTGGTAAAGCAGAAAGTCCTAAATACGTCTATTATACACATTTAAAGGAGAATACAGATGCCACTTAAAAAGGGTTCAAGCGATAAAACAATCAGTGCAAACATCCGTAAAGAGATTAAAGCAGGCAAGCCACAAAAGCAGGCTGTTGCAATCGCTCTTAGTGTTGCTGGTAAACCTCAGAAAAAAGGTAAAAAATAATGTTAGCACGTGTATATATTCCTGACTACGTTGTAGACAATCATAAAAACCATATTGACTTTGGATATGGCGATGGTGGCGTATTTCTTAAAGTAAAGAATGTCCGTACTTGGCCTATCTACACCCAGCCAGACATTAACTTTTCTGGCAAGTGGGATGGCATTAACATCCTCTTTGGTGAAGATACGGATAAAGAGTTTGAAATTGCTATTGATGCCAAAGGTGCTAAGTACCTCATCAAACAACTAGAAAATGCCTTGAAAAAACTTTAATAAGAGATAATAATGACATATTTACCAACAGCATACGAACAATTTATCTATAAAAGCCGATATTCTCGCTGGCTCCCTGAAGAAAACCGCAGGGAAGAATGGGAAGAAACGGTAGCACGCTACTTTGATTTCTTTGACAAACGCCTTAAGAAAGAAAACAACTTTACTCTCACAAAAGAATTACGTGCTGAACTAGAGCAAGCAGTGCTGAACCTAGAGGTCATGCCATCTATGCGTGCCCTTATGACAGCAGGCCCAGCTCTAGAGCGGTGTAACGTAGCAGGCTTTAACTGCTTTAGCGGCTCTACGCAATACATGACTAAAGAAGGTTTAAAAACCTTCAAAGAAACTGCCAATACTACTCAGACTATTCTTTCTGGTACAGGCAACTGGGTAGAGGCGCGTATTCATGAATATGGCGTACAGAAGCTTAACCGCGTTACTCTCAAGTCTAGTAAAAAGACTAATGTTCGCCGTTTTATACTAGCTACTGCTGACCATAAGTGGATTACTGCTCGTGGGGAGACTACCGCACTTGAAGTAGGGGACGTAATCCCGTTCCAATCTGCACCGTACGAGTTTGATTTAGAGCAATACATTGCTGGTATTGGTTTTGGTGATGGAACTCTAGATACACGAGGTCGTGCTAGAATCCGCTTATGCGGGGCTAAAAATAAGTTGTTGCCTTATTTTGAAGAGTACGGCAATAGTTCTATTATGTATCCTCCTTCATATGAAGGTGATGCGTTAGTAGTATTCCATAAAGGGTTTTTTGAAAATTGGAAAGAGCTTCCTAAAACACCATCAGCGTCTTGGTTCGAGGGATATTTGGCCGCAGACGGACATAGCAATCCTGTGCAACCAGGTGTCTTAACACAAAGCGGTGATGTAGCAAAGTATATATATGACAATTCGGCATATGCAGGGCTTCTGTGTACAGGTATGCACACCTATATGTATGCGCCTACTTCTGTTAAAAATACTACACCACTACATCGCCTTTCTTTACATGATACTGGTTCTTTCTATGTAGAATCCATTGAAGAAAACGTAGCTGAGGAAACTGTATACTGTGCGCTAGAGCCTACTACTTCTAGCTTTACGCTGGCGGGTGGTGTGGTAACAGGCAACTGTTCGTACTTACCTATTGACCATTTGCGTGCGTTTGATGAGTGCTTGTACGTACTTATGTGTGGCACAGGCGTTGGGTTTTCTGTAGAAAAATCTAACACAGACAAACTGCCAACTGTAAATGAGCATTTTGAAAAGTCCTCAACAGTTATTGTTGTAGAAGATTCAAAGCAAGGTTGGGCAAAAGGTTTGCGCGAACTTATTGCACTTTTGTACTCAGGCCAAATTCCTACATGGGATTTGTCTAAGCTACGTCCTGCAGGGGCACGTCTTAAGACTTTTGGTGGTCGTTCTAGTGGCCCAGAGCCTCTTAACGAACTGTTTGCCTTTGTTGTACAGAAGATTATTGCTGCTAAAGGTCGTAAGCTTACTCCACTAGAGTGTCATGACATTGTGTGTAAAATTGCAGATGTTGTAGTGGTTGGTGGCGTACGTCGCTCAGCACTCATCTCTTTGTCAGATCTAAGTGACCATGCAATGCAGGAAGCTAAGTCTGGTATGTGGTGGGAAAATAATAAGCAGCGTGCTTTGGCCAATAACTCTGTAGCCTATACAAGCAAACCAGACCTTCTTACGTTTATTAAGGAATGGGAAGCTCTTATTCGCAGTCAAAGTGGCGAGCGTGGTATATTTAATCGCGAGGCATCTGCAAAGTTTGCAAAGCGATTTGGCCGCCGTGACCCAGATCAGCCTTGGGGAACTAATCCATGCGCTGAGATTACACTACGTCCGTACCAATTCTGTAACTTGACTGAAGTTGTAGTACGTTCTGACGATACGTTTGAGTCACTTAAACGCAAAGCTCGTATCGCCTCTATTCTAGGCACGTTCCAAAGCACTCTTACGGACTTTAAATACCTCCGTAAAGTTTGGACTACCAATACAGAGGAAGAGCGTCTACTAGGTGTTAGCTTGACTGGTATTCTTGATAACGCATTTATGGCTGGAAAGGCAAAGGATGATACGCACACTCTGGAGAGCTTTTTGGAGGAACTTAGATTGGTGGTTGTTGACGCTAACGCTGATTTTGCTGCAAAGCTTGGTATTTCTGCTTCATGTTCTACTACTTGTGTTAAGCCTTCTGGCACAGTTTCTCAACTTGTCAATTCAGCTAGTGGTATTCATACTCGTCACTCTAAATACTATATCCGCACTGTGCGTGGCGACAAGAAAGACCCGTTAACACAGTTCCTTATTGCTAAAGGAGTTCCGTATGAAGATTGCGTACGTAGTCCAGATACTACAGCGGTTTTCTCATTCCCAATGAAAGCACCAGAATCTGCTCTTGTACGAGAAGACTTAACGGCTATTGAACATTTGGAGTTGTGGAAAACCTACCAGCTATATTGGTGTGAACACAAGCCATCTATTACGGTGAGTGTAACTGATGCAGAATGGCTAGACGTTGGTGCATGGGTATACAAAAACTTTGATGATGTAAGTGGCGTAAGCTTCTTACCATTCTCAGAGCATACATATAAGCAAGCACCTTATCAGGAATGTGACGAAGCTACGTATCTTGAATACAAAGCACGTGTTCCTGAAAACATTGACTGGAAGGCACTATCTGATTTTGAAAAAGAAGATACTACTTCTGGAACTCAAACTATGGCTTGTACAGGTGGCGTGTGCGAGATTGTAGACATCACATGATGTACATAGCCATAGCAACTATTGCTACCTATGCGTTTGTAAAATACCTAATTTTTAGTAGATGATATGCTGTCACTTGACCAAATTAGAATGTGGGTTCGTATTATTCGCCGCACTATACAAAATCCACATACTTCTGAAGAAGAGCTTATTCGCATTATTCAGAAGGATTTAGAAACGTGGCAAAAAAGAGGGCGTGTATGAAATATACATGCACTTGTAGATCTTGTAAAATTAGAAGGGACATGCGTAATGGTAGCGAAGACAGTAGCATCAAGGAAAGCAAAGGGGAGGAAACACCAACAGGAGATAGTAAAAGCAATCCTGGAGTTGTTCCCAGAGCTGGAACCTGATGACGTTAAAAGCACTGGCATGGGGCAATCGGGGGAAGACATACAGCTTTCCCCGAAAGCTCGAAAGCTTCTTCCTGTAGCGATAGAAGCAAAATGCCAGGAGACACTTAATTTTTGGGCAGCATACGAGCAGGCTAAGGTAAATTCTAAAAACAAGTATATACCTGTAGTTGTTGCAAAACGAAATAGAACAGAACCTATTGCTGTATTAAGCTTTACTTCTTTTTTATGGTTAATTAGACAACTGAAAGGCGCATAAATGACTAAATCACCAAAAGTGCTGCTGCTTGACGTAGAAAGTCTGCCGAATATTATGTACGGCTTTGATCTATGGAATGGTAGTAAGCCATCAATGCTTATTAAAGAGCGTGCTATTGTGACTTTTGCCTACAAATGGGTAGGTGAAAAATCAGTACACGTTGTAACCACACACGATTTTCAGAAAGGTAAATATGACCCGTATAATGACAAAGGTATTGTCGAGTTTATCGGAAAGCTCATTACGGACGCGGATTATGTTGTTGGTCACTACAGCGACAAGTTTGATATGCGTCTCATACGTGCTAGGACTCTTATCAACAACCTGCCACCCCTTCCACCTGTCGCAACAATCGACACCTACAAGCTTGCAAAAAAATACTTCTATCTAAATGCTAATAGGTTGGACTATTTGGGTAAATTGCTAGGTCTTGGTGGTAAAATTGGTACATCATGGACTCTGTGGCAAGACTGCGCAGAAGGTTGTACAAAGGCACTAAAGAAGATGGCCATTTACAATAAGCGTGACGTAGACCTTTTAGAAAAAGTGCTAAACAAGCTTAAGCCATACGTACAGTCTCCACTAAACCACGGACTATTTGATAGTAGTGGGTATGCTGTATGTCCTCATTGTGGCAGCAAAGAGCTGCAGAAACGGGGTACAATTGTCTCTCGCCTTGCTAAAAGGCAGCGTGTACATTGCCAAAAATGTGGTTCTTGGTCGTCTATTAAATTGAAGGAGAGTGCTAATGGATAGAGATTTACCTTGGGTACAAGTTTACGAGGAGGCAACAGATGATAGTGGCTATGAGTACGTTAATCCTAATGTTATTATGTCAGCCGCGATAGTTGATTCTGAAATGCTGAATGATGGCACAGAATTGATTATTGTTGAGGTGGTTAATATGGATAACAACTGCCGACAGTTCCCATTTACCTCTGTAAAAGAAGCACAGAGATTTATCAAACGTCTAGGGGGAGTTGACTAATGAAACCTTGGGAAGATGGTAAAATTGAAACCTGTGCTGTAAATAGCCCATTACACTACAAGCATAATCACAAAGGTATTGAGGCTATTGATGCTATAGAGGCGGCTATGCAGCCATCACAATTTAAGGGATACCTTAAGGGTAATCTTCTTAAATACATTTGGCGATGTGATTATAAAGGGCACGCTGTACAGGATTTAAAGAAAGCAGAATGGTACCTTAAACGACTTATTGCAACCTATGAGGCTGAGATATAATGAAGCACCACATAAGCTACCTACATATGGGTGCGTATCCAGTAAACTTAGGTATAGCTCTGTCTGAAAAAGAGTTTTATGCGGAGCTTAAGGCACTAGGTATACCTTTGGATACTTACTTTGTACGTAAGGACGCTGCAACACACTGCTATATTAGCGGTAAATGTATGCCTGTTATTATTATAGCTATTGATGCAGAAGCTAACAAACGTACACCACTATCACAAGTATTCTCACTTATATGCCACGAATCTGTACATGCTTGGCAGATGTTATGTGAACATATAGGAGAGACACGACCAGGAGAGGAATCTTCAGCCTACAATATTCAATGGATTTCCCAATTTTGTATAGACAAATTTCAAGAAAGGATACAGCGTGCTAAGACATCTACACTTAATTCTAAACCTAGACGTAGCAAGACCACCAAGAGATGAGATTGAGGTAGAAGCGTTCCTATCCTTCCTTATCAAACGCGTAGATATGAATATTGCTAAATCTCATACTCTACCAAAAAACCCAATGGCCTATTATTGTGATATGTCTGGCAATCGTGGCGCAACAGGAGTGGGTATCCTAGAGACCTCTCACTGTGCATTACATAGTTGGGATGAAGGTGCCCCTGCTAAACTGGCCTTTGATCTGTATTCATGTGCAGACTTTAAGCTAGAAGATGTAGTACATCTGTGCAATACTTTTGGTATCCTAGCTGGCAGCTATATGCTAATTGATCGTGATACAGAGCTATATGTTAAAAGTAGAGGCGTTATTGACGCTGGTGGCGTAATTCATGAGGAAAAGAGTCTAACCTATGACGAGAGATAATCGTATGGTAAATTGTGTATTGGAGTTTAATAAGAGCTTCCGTGTTGGGGATAAAAAGCGAGAGCTGTATATGACCCTTATTGAAGAAGAGTTTAACGAGTGGTTGGAGGAAGCTTATGCTACAAAAAAAGCCCCAGACAAGGAGCTTAAAGAACTATGTGACTTGCTTTATGTCATCTTTGGGTACAGTATTCAGCGTGGCTGGGATATTGTTACTGCTTTTAACCGCGTTCATAGCAGTAATATGTCAAAGCTTGATTCTGAAGGCCGTCCTATATTCAATGATGCTGGTAAAGTATGTAAGGGACCAAATTACAAAATTCCTAATCTCAAGGACTTGGTAGATGAACGAAGCTAAATTAATATCTGTAACACCTAATGCCGAGTCTATTATGGCGTATTGCGCCAGAGTATCCTCTAACAATCAAGACAATCCAGAGTACGAAAAGCTACTAAGCTATTGTGTAAAACACAAGCACTGGTCTGTATTTGAAATGGCTGATATGTGTGTAGAGATTGTCACTTCTCGTGCTATGGCACAGCAAATTCTACGCCATAGAAGCTTTCATTTTCAGGAGTTTAGTCAGCGGTACGCAAATGCCGCTACGTATGTTCCTTGTGAAGCTAGAGAACAAGACACAAAGAATAGGCAAAACTCTACAGATACACTTAGCGAAGACATAAAAGCTACGTGGCTTACAGTACAAGCTGCTAATTGGAACGCTGCTATTGATGCCTATAAATGGGCATTAGATAATGGCATTGCCAAAGAAACGGCTCGTATGATACTTCCTGTACAAACAGAGACTAAGTTGTACATGAAAGGTACAGTACGTGACTGGATTCACTATATTGCCGTACGTACAGATCCTTCTACTCAGAGGGAGCATAGGGATGTTGCTGAAAGTATTAAAACTATTTTCATAGAACAATTCCCAACTGTAGGCAAGGTAGCCTTTAATTAGGACAAAATAAAAGGGGAGCTTTCGCTCCCCTTTTTTGTATTAGCAGCCTTTTTTGCCGCCTTTACCACTTTTAACAGTCTTCTTCTTTTTCATAAGTCACTCCTGCTGGTTGAATTCCTTGGACATTTTACTGATCCAAGCCTGGCACGCAAGTAGCTGTTGTGTTTGTAAGTCAGCATACTTCGTAAGCTCTATAATATCTCTTGTAGCCTTTTTAGAAAGTCTGTTTGGGCAGGTTTTTGCATCACGTCCTGTGGTGGGGTCGGAAATGCTGGGCACTCCCTCTGTATCATAGGCTTTGTACAGGCTGTCAAGAGCAACAGCGTACTTATCATTAATAGTTTTGAGTGACAGTTGGTAATCATTAGATACCTCTGAGGATAGTTTTAGGGTATTTCTTTCAGTAGCAAGTATACTTGTTTTAGATGCTACAGAGCGTTCTAGCTCAGCTACATCCCATGCAGACTGTACTACAGACTTGCCATGAAAGTATCCGGCACTATATAGCCCGACTACGCTTACGAACAGGAGTATCTGTTTCCAATGCTGAAGTAGAATCCACATGTTTGCCTCCTAATTTTCCTGACAATTTGCCACCTACATAGCCAAGTACGTACGCACTTAGGTACCAGCCTAATACTTCTGCACTTTTAGTGGCAACAACTACATAAGACGACGGGATAAATGTAACAAACACCGACAGGCGTGCCATAGATAGCCTGCCATTATCCCCTTCAAAAAACTCAGGAAACCTACTAAGCAAGGAATAACTCCTTCTCCTTTTGGCGGCGTGCTACAAGCCCAGGCAATACTTTTTTCTTAGCGTATACCCATTTGGTGATCTCGTTTGCAGCAGCGTGCATATTGCCAGCATTTAAATGCTCTAGTAAGCTAGATTCTTTAAAGTTACCTGCACCTACGTTAAATACAAAACTTACAAGAGCTGAGAATTGGTTTTCAGTAAGTTCTACTTTTACATATCTACGTACAGCAGCTTGTGCCTCTTTAAGGTCAGATCTAAGTAATTCTTCAGCTTTTTCTTTAGTCACACTACCAGACACACCTTTAGTATGTCCGTAACCTACAGTAAGTTTACCAGCAGGACACACGTAAGGCTGGCTACTAAACCCTTCAGAGGTTTTAATAATATCTAGTCCTTTTGCGTTAATTTCCATAGGTATACCTATAAATATAGTTACTAAAAGTAGTCTATTTATCAAGTCTCTTAGCTTCATAGTAATCTTTCAGGTTTTGGCGTACCTTTTTAATTGAGTACGGGCGTCCATTAGGATTAAAATACATTGCTCTATTTGCTTTTGCATGGTCTGGTAGCAGGGCTGCTGCTGGTTTAGTTTGATTTTTAGGATCAAGTAGCTTCATAGCACCACCAAAACCAGAGTGGTAAGCTGTGTACACCAAGTATTCTGGTGGGCGTTTGCCAGTAGCTGCTTCAAGCCTATCTTCTAGGGATTTAGCGTAAATAACACCTGCAGTCACGTTATCACGAGGGCTATTACGGTTTAGTTTTCTACCAGCAAGCTTTTCAGCATCCTTAAATGCAGAATCTGTAAGCTGCATTAAGCCTTGTGCAGACGAAGTACCAGCCTTGGCATTGTGCTTAAAGGTAGACTCAGCATGAATAAAATTAAGTGCTTTAGTAGGACTCCACTGCTGTGCTACAGACTCAGCAATAGCCATCTCAGCTATTTTCTTTT